ATGGCAAACAAAAGTGGTTTCTTCGTTGATGATAAAGTTGTTATGGCAGCCCTTGACGCCTTAAGCGGAAAGGAAATGAAGAGCGCAACGAGAAGTGCACTACGTAAATCGGCCAATATCCTTAAAAGGGAAACAGATAAGCTTTTCGCCCAAAATACAAACCTTACCAGGCGTAATATAATGGTTACTACCAGAAAAGGGAAAGTGATCAGAAAGGCTCCAGGAAAAGCAATGGTAAAAATTTATCAGGACAAAGCAACTAAAATGCAGTCGGCAAAAGTGCATATCCTTCAGGACTATATGATGAAATGGTTTGAAATGGGAACAAAGGAGAGACGCACAAAAGGACGTAAGGTTATCGGGGAATACAGGAAAAGGGAGGGCGGCAGGTGGTATCGTTGGCGCATGGGCAAAGGTCACCGAACCGGGCGTATTAGCGCCGGAAGATATTTCGAGAGAGCACAGAAGAACACGGAAAGACGGGTTTTTGACAGTATCGATAGTAATCTAAGCCAGGCTATAATTCGTATATGGAATAAGAAAAATATGTAGTTTATAAATTAAAAATGAATAGTGATATGGAAGTAAACAACAGTGAAGTCTCACAGAGTACATGCGTAATAAATGGCCGTGAATATTTGATGAAATATTCTTTGCGCATATTTATGGTTTTTGAATCTATTGCAGGGTGTTCTTTTGAATCTGCTTCATTAAAGAACATGATCATATTGTTTTACAGTACGTTGTATGCAAACAACGATTCTTTCAGTATGTCTTTCAATGAATTTGTAGATGCTTTGGACGAAGACCCCGGCATTCTGGAAAGCTTTAAGGTATGGCTGGAAAATGAAGCTGATAAAAGAAAGCTTCTGTCACCGCAAAAAGAGGAAGATATCGACGGGTCTAAAAAAAAACCTTAACCGTAAGGGAAATTTACGGCATCCTAGTAGTACAATTGGGGATAAGTCCCCGATATGTACTGGATGAAATGGAAATGTACGAGGTTTCCGCCATCATTGAAAATGCATACTGTAAAAATCGTACTTCCTGGGATCAAACCCGATTCTTGTCTTATATCATGGCGAAGCTTGGTTCTTCAGCGAAGCTAAATAGACCGGAGGATCTTATGTCGTTTCCCTGGGATGAAAAGGAAGAAGAAAAGGAACCTATGGTAATAACCGATAACGATGTAGATCGATTGAAAGAAAAAATGCAGCAATTTATAAAAGAGAAAACATCATGCCAGCAGATTTAGTAACCAGATTGTTGTTAAAAAACGATGAGTTCGACCGGAAGTTGAAAGCATCAAAAAGCCAGGTTGCCGATTTTGACAAGAAAGTCGGGGCGGGAACCAGTTCTGTTAAACAGTTTTCTTCGAATTTAAGCACCGGTGCCGTTGCCGGCATGACTAAATTTGCAGGAGCCATAGGGATTGCGGTTTCCGCTGGTGAAACACTGAATAAATACATGCAGTCCAGCCAAACGACTTCCGATCTGTTGGCCAACAAGCTTAATGCGGCAAGGGATAGCGTAGACGCGTTTTTCGTGGCATTGAATACGGGTGACTTTTCAGCGTTCAACGAAGGATTAATCGGATTGTATACGAAAGCGGAAAATCTGTCTGCTATGTTTGATGTTCTGGCAGACAAAAAACTTTCACTTTCTTATATCAATGCGGAAGATTTGAAGGATATCGAAAAGTTTGAACAGATCGCAAAGGATACCAACCGATCAATGGCCGACCGGATCAATGCCGCTCAAAATATGGCCGGGGTAGTCAACCACTTAAACAAGTCCGTACGGGAGACATCCGACCTGACAAAGAAAACGCTTACCGAATCGCTTAATGTCAAGTTCGGTTATAAATTCAACTTTGAGGACATAGAATATTTCATTAAAAACACAAATTTTTCGGAGAAGCTTACCGCTGATGCTCAGGAAGCCCGCAAGGAACTGGTAAGGCTCGAAAAGGCCGCAAACAAAGCGAAGAAATCCGCCGTATACGACCGGAATACTTATGGTTACGATCCTAACCGTAAGTATCAGAAAGAATATAAAATTGCACAATCTGAATATGAAGTATTCAAAAAGGAAAACGAGTTCTTGATAAAACAGGGAGTACTTGCAGAAGATGTTGACGAAAACCGTCAGAAGATGGTTGAGACGTTAAAGGAACAATTAGCAACAGAACGGGAAATATACGCATTGCAGAAAAGAGCGGACGAAACAAGAAGGGCACTAAATGAAAAAAATTCCGCCCTGACCGATAATCTAAAAAACAAAAAGGTAGAAATCCCTATCAAGCTGGGTTCTGAAAGGGACATTGAGAACCAGATAAAGGAACTGTCGGAAAAGGTTCAGAACGAAGTTGACCTGGATGTAAAGTTCGATCTTTTGAAAAAGGTGGGGGAACTTAAAAGGCAACTGGAAGAGATAAGGAAACGTAACAAATTGATCATTGATGTTGAATACAGGGCGGAACCAGCTAAAGCACCCGGAGCACCTGAAGGTAAAAAACCGTCGGACAAACTAGGTGAATATAGTAGCGAGCTTAAAGACAAGTATCTTTTAAACATTGGAAACGAAAAGCAGAAGTATGAGGAAAGGCAAGAACTCTATAATAAGGAGCTGAAAAGCATTGAAGATGTAAAAACGGCTATAGGTTCTATAAATGGCGCCTTTCAATCGTTTTCAGGATCATTGGGAGAAAACGCTACAAAGTGGTTTGATTGGGCGGCAAATATGGCCGGGGCGATAGCTAGCGTTATACCATTGATGAAAACTTTAACGAATGCAAACAAGTCCGTTGCTATATCCGGGGCGGCCGCCAGTGCTTCTGCTATCCCTGTTACAGGGTGGATCATGGCTATAGGGGCTGTTGCAAGTATCGCCGGATTGCTGGCGAACCTTCCTTCGTTTGAAAAAGGAGGTGTCGTTCCGGGTGCATCTTATACGGGGGATAAGGTTCTTATAAGGGCAAATAGTGGTGAAATGGTTTTAACAAGGAACCAGCAAAGCCACTTAAGCAGGATGCTTAATGTTCCCGGTATATCCAAAAAAGAAGATATAACCCTGCATATGGTGGCCAAAGGTAGTGACCTTGTAGCCGTATTCGATAATTATGGTCGTAAGCAGGCAAGGATAAAGGGCTAAATTTTAAAATACAACATCATGTTTAAATCATTATCACAAGCAAAACAGGCCGTGAAGCAGAAACTATTCTCTTATGTCGGCAGGGGGGTAAAGGATGTATCCGATACTGTCGGAAGCGGGATTATACCGCCTGTCGGCTTTAAGGTTGGGGAAATATTTGTTGATACCGAGCGGGCTATGAGGTTTACGGCTGTATATGCCGCTATCCGGCTCCGATCGGAAACTATATCGTCATTGCCTAAGGCCGTCCTGGAGCTTACGCCTTCCGGCCGGATGGATGCAGCGAAGCATTCTGTATATAAGTTGATCAAGTACCGCCCGAATGGTTTTATGAATGTCTTTACATTTTGGGAGTATACAAACGCCTGCCTGGATGGTTGGGGTAACGCTTTTGTACTGATCAAACGGGATAAATGGGCTAATCCTGTTGAATTGATCCCTATACATCCGCGCCTTGTGACGGTCGTTTTCCGGAATGCTCGTAAATGGTTTATTGTCGCCGGATCTCAATCTTTTGATGGAACCTATGCGGATGATGATGTACTACATTTCTTTTCGTTATCCATGGATGGCATTAAGGGCGTAAATCCTATAGTGTATAATTCGGCTGCTATTAGTAGTGGTATGTCGGCACAAAATTTCGGTAATGAGTTTTTCCAGCAGGGAGGAAATGTAAAGGCAGTGCTGGAAACTGAAAAAAGGCTGGGAGCTAGTGAAATGGATAGCTTCCTTAAAAGCTTCGAGGAATCTAAAAACTTCGGTACACCAGTACTCGATCAGGGGGTTAAGTACAAATCGGTCGGTATCGCCCCGGAAGCAGCGCAGATGTTGCAGACAAGGACATTTGCATTGCAGGATATAGCGCGGATATTCAATATACCGCCGCACATGATAGCAGACCTTTCACGTGCTACTTTTTCAAATATCGAACACCAGGATATACAGTACGCAAAATATTCTATCCGGCCGTCGGTGAAACGTTATGAACAGGAAATGGATCGTAAGCTATTCTTTGATGATGAACTGGGGCGGTATGAAACAAAGTTTAACCTTAATGGGCTTATGCGGGGAGATATGACCTCACGTGCTAATTACTATCAAAAAGCAGTGCTGACGGGGTGGTTATCGCGTAATGAGGTGCGTGAAATGGAGAACATGAACAAGGTTGACGGCCTGGATGATATGCTATATCCCGGCAATGAAATAATTGTAGAAAAGTAATTGTAACGAATTAAAAGATTGATGATCATGAGAAGTAAAAGTGTAGTTTTAAGTGAGCTGGATAAAGAGTCGAGAAAATTAAAGGGACTTTCTATTAACAAGTCAAATAAGGAAGAGTATTTAAGGCTTGTAAAACGTGTCAATGAATTAATACAGGAATTGGAGTCTTTGGACAGAACAGGGCTAGCGGGGACAGAACAGAAAGAAATGCGCGATATCTCGAACCGGTTCAGTTTCGGAAAGTTTATTCGCGAAGTGGCAAACAATGGCCGGCTTACGGGGGTAGAACTCGAAGTGTCCCAGATGGGAACCAAAGAAGCGGCGGAAAGCGGGGTTGAAAAGCGAGGGTTTGTTATTCCAACTGCCGTATTATATAACCGGGCATTTGCCGGGCAATCAGCCGGGGTCGGTGCTTCAGGAGGGTTTACTATAGGTACGGAAATGATGTACCAGGACGCGCTTAAGAAAAGGCTGGTTCTGGTCAACGCAGGAGTCAGATACATAGACAACCTGTCAGGTAACATTGAGCTGGTCGAGGGCTCTAATATAGAATCGGGATGGGTGGATGAAAACGAAGAGGGCGGAGACTCTAAAAAGACTTTTACTAAAAAGACGATAAGTCCTAAGCGTTGCTTTGTAAACGTGCCTATTTCGAAAATGTTAACTGCAACATCTTCCATCGAACTTGAAAATACCATCGTTGACGATATTCTATCCGGACACGCCCGGCTTATTGAGAATGCCGCCTTGAATGGAACTGGAGAAAAAGAGCCTTTGGGACTTTTGAATATGGAAGGGATCGCAACTGTTTCACTGGGTGAAAATGGCGGAGCCCCTACCTTTAAATCTATTGTCGATCTTGAATCTGAAATTGCATCGGAGGATGCAGATGTTGATAGTATGGCGTACCTGGTAAATCCCAAAGTGCGCGGTATGTTAAAGACGACACTAAAGGCGGCAAGCGTTCCGGGTTATATCTGGTCGGAAGATAGCCAAATGAACGGCTACAGGGCGTTGTCTACAACCTTTTTGCCGTCCAACCTGGAGAAAGGAACATCGACGGGTTGTTCACCGATCATACTTGGCGACTGGTCAAGCTTATGGCTTATGCAGTGGGGCGGTCTGGATATCGTGGTAGACCCTTATAGCCTGAAGAAAGAAGGGGCGTATGAAGTCACTTTGAATGGTTATCATAATGTATTCCTGAAACGTAAAGAGTGTTTTTCTATGTGTAAAGATGTAGTGATTGGCTGAAACGGTGATAAGTGTTATCAAAAAGGGGGTTCGTTGTTGGTTGGTTAATTAGATTGATAACATTTTGATACCGTGTGTGTTCCCGTCGTAGTGATTACGGCGGGAATTTTTGTTTATGTCAAAAAAAAATGATCGATACTATTGTTATTTCATGGGAAAGGGGTATATTTGCGGTGCAACACTTTATACATAGGCACTGCAAGAGAGCAGGTCAATAGATAGTAGAAGGCATTTGGCAGTTCTATTATAATCCTGTTATATATATCTATGATATGTATGGAGTGTTGCAACTTTGGATTATATAGAGCTGCTTTTTTATTTTATTCATCTAATTGCAACACTCCAGATGAACAACCCAATCAAAGCCACCGGAACGCCCGTTCCCGTGTCCGTAAAAGCCGGAACTGTATCTTATTGGCAAATCATAGCCAAAGTTTTCAATTCTTCCTTGTGGGGGCTGAATGGCCTTTTCTCATGGGATACGATTGTATCTGTATTGAACAAACTTCCTTTAGGTATCTGTGAATGTAAGAGCGTACATGAAGCAAAGATGTATGTGTATTGCCTTTCATTAATCGTTTTGGCCTTTATCCTGGCCGCTATCGAGAAAGGGGGGTTACTATGAATGAAGCGATCACACAGAAGGTTATAGATAACCCCGCAATAATGTTGGCAGCATTCACAAAATATTTGAACGAGATAGGTGTAGACGGACTTTTTGATCTGGCTAGTTCTACGCTTGATTCACTTATCTATTTGCATTCTCTTGACCATGGTGTAGACTTGCACGACGGGCTATATCTTTCCAGATCCCTACAGGGGTTAGCTATGGAGCTGCAAAAAATGACTATTCCACCGGATAACAATTAGGTATTATTAAGGTTTGTATTGCCAAAAAACGTTACTAGAGTTGTCATTGCTGCTTTTTGGAGTTGATTTTGTAAAAGTAACCCTTTTATAAAACAGTCGATTATCGGTGCATTATGTTTAATAGATAATATTATCAAAATTGTTTGATATCAAAAGCCGTATTTTTAACACAAAAACGGCCTTAATGCGGTTTTCATTGTAGTTTAGTTATATATTATTTACAAGCAAATAACGTATAAAATAACTCTCCATATTTGCCCTATAGAAAGAATATGACAACAAAAGAAATATAGTGATATGGATGGAAGATTAATGACAACCGCAGAGGCGTGTAAATACATGCAAATATCAAAAAGCACGCTGTACAAAATGACAATGAATAGGGAAATAGTGTTTTATAAGCCCACCGGGGGAAGGATATATTTTAAAAAAGAAGATTTAGACGCTTTTTTGACAAGGAATCCTATAACACCGTTGGAGTAAAACAACATTGAGAATGTTTCCGGCAATACAAACCTGTATATTTTATTTATTAGTTTTTACGTCTACAGAATAATTAAAATGATATGAAAAAGGATAATATAGATTTACATGATATCTTCGCTAACTTATCTGGATTGTTTTCGAAATTATCGGAAAATATTTTAGAAAATGAGCGTAAAAAAGCTATTGAAAGCAGGGGGTATCTTGAAAAGCTTATTTATACATTGGCGTTTGAACTTACAGAACATAAAAGTCGGAACGTTTTCATAAAAAATAGTGATGCGTGTAAGAAATATGGCAAGTCTAATATAAATAAACTGCTAAAGAATAAGCAATTGCGATCATATAGATGTTGTGATAATACAACGTTGTCTCTTGATGATGATACATATATCAAGGTCGGAAAGGGGATATTTTACCGTGTAAGTGAAATTGAGGAAGGATTGATAAAAGAGAATATTTCCTTTCCTGAAATCAGGCAACTTTGTAATAATATAAGCAACCGTTTTGATGCTTTTTATAGCGGCAATAAATTGAACAAAAACATATAGGATTAAAAAGTAGTTTATGGAAAAATTCGAGATATTGATATACGATAAATACAGGGATTGTTTTGACGAAATAGTTAAAAGCGTAGGTGCCCGTATAGTGAAAGAGGATAGTGTGTCGGCTAGTTCTGCATCATGGGTAACAATAGAGGTAACAAGTGCCTTGGATGCTTACTTTTTGGGCAAGGCTTACGAACGTGCGATTAGCTCCTGGGTGAATAATGCGGGAAAATTACACAAACAAAATGAAAGGCTTGTTATATGAGTATTATAAGCGAAAACATAGATCTTATCAGGGAGGAGTTAAATAATAATTTACCTATACCTGATTCGTTTAATCATAAAAATACTTTCAGATATTTATCATTTAAAAACACGGCAATTATGGCATCTAAAAGACCGAGTCCGAAGCCCCTTTTCCTAAATTTATGGTATGAGGGTGAAGTGTGCTGTTTGTTTTCGGATAGCAATTTAGGCAAATCTATTTTTGCAGTCCAGATCGCAACCGAGTTGGATAAAAAACACAAGGTAGTATTATTTGACTGTGAATTGTCAGATAAGCAGTTTCAGATCAGATACACCAACGATCAGGGTGTAATACATGACTTCGGAGATAATTTGATAAGGGCGGAAATCGATCCGGAAGGCTTCTATACTTCAGACATAGAAGGTGCGATAATGAGCGGTATTGAAGATGTAGCGGTAGAAGTGGGAGCAGATGTAGTAATTATTGATAATATTACTTTTTTGTGTTCTAACGCGGAGAAATCGGACGCAGCAGGCATCCTGATGCTTTCCCTTACCAGACTGAAACGTAAATACGGTTGGAGTATATTAGTTTTAGCCCATACGCCGAAAAGGTCGCTATTTAATCCCATAACACAAAACGATTTAGCAGGAAGCAAGAAGCTATATAACTTTTTCGATAGTGCTTTCGCGATTGGAAAGAGTGCTAAAGATGAATCGTTACGTTATGTAAAGCAACTGAAAGTACGTAACGGCCCTTTTGAATACGGCGAAGATAACGTGTTGCTGTATTCCATCGAAAAAGAGGATACCTTTTTACATTTTAAGTATCACGGGACAGGTACGGAAAGGGAACATTTAAGGGAACTGACGGATAAGGAGATTAAAAACATTGATTCTATAGTCAAGGGAATGAATAGTAACGGTAAAAGTGTACGCCAAATTGCTTATGAGCTGGGGATCTCAAAAAGCAAGGTTGGGCGGATACTGGAAAAGGCAAAAGAAGGCGATCTGTTCACCGATCAGGAATGAAGTAAGTATGTTTTCTTGAAAGAATATCTTTATGGATAAGTATAATAAGCCATATCTGGAAAAATACAGCGGGAGATCAAGCCGGCATGAATGCCCGTCCTGTGGCGATCCCAGTTCTTTTGCCTATTACCTGGACGGTAATACGGGGGAACCGATAAATAAGGTTGTAGGCAGATGTAACCATGAAAGCAGCTGCGGTTACCATTATACACCGAAAGAGTTTTTTGCCCGCCATCCGGAACTGAAGGAAGATAAGACGGTGTTTGTTCCAGTTAAAAAGACAGAAGAGGAAAGGAAGCCGATCGGATATATACCTTTTAAGTATGTTACCGGATCATTGAGTTATAAAAGCAGTTTTGTGCGGTTCCTTTGTGGCCTGTTCGATAGGGACACCCTGGAATCTCCCAGTATTGAGAAGATGATGGCAAAATACGCAATTGGAGCCACCAGGAATGAAGATGTTATGTTTTGGCAAATTGACATTAACGGAAGGGTCAGAACTGGAAAGATACTAAAATATGACCCGGACACCGGACACCGGGTTAAAGGTTCAGGGGGTATCAATTGGGTTCATGCCGTCATGAAGAAAAAAGGACTGTTACCGGTTGACTTCAATCTTAAACAATGCCTTTTCGGGGAACATCTACTAAAGATATACCCCGATTTCCCTGTAGCAGTGGTTGAAGCGGAGAAAACCGCGGTAATCGCTTCTATGGTCTATGACAATTATGTTTGGCTGGCAACCGGGGGAAAATCCCAGATGCAGCCTGAAAGATTACAGGTTTTATCCGGCAGGAATGTTGTTTTGTTTCCTGACACGGACGGTTTTACGGAATGGACAAAGAAAGCGGAAGAGCTGGAAAGGTTCGGGCTTAAATTCAGGGTATCGGATATTCTGGAAAAGAATGCAACGAATGAAGAAAAGGCCGCTAAAATAGATATAGCGGATTGGATCATAAATCAATTGTCTGAAACTGTTACCAGGGGCAAAGAGGCAAGGAAGGTTGATATGATCAATTATTTCAACAATATAAACCCTTTGTTTGATAGGCTGGTGAAAAATTTTGATTTGGCTTTAGTGGATTGATAATCAATAAAACATATAACATGAAGGTAACATTTAAAGAATTGACAGAGCAATATTTGTTGAATGCAGATATTACGAACGAAAGCAAAGAAACCTACAGTAGGTGTGTGAATGTCTTTAAACAGTGGGTCGTTATATCAGGTAGGAATATAACGGAACTCAAAAGGGCTGATATCCTGGCATACAAAACCCATTTATCCAAAACGGGTAAAAGTGATAGTACCATTGAATTATATCTTAGGGTGATCAGCAAAATGTATGAATATGCAGAGAATGCAGGATGGTATGAAAACATTGCGGCCGGAATACGCATTCAAAACAGGAACCGTGAATATAAGCGCGGGCATTTGAGCCAGCAGGAAACATTATTGCTGCTTTCATCGATCGATCGAAGCACTATTATAGGCAAGAGGGATTTTGCAATAATAAACCTGATGTTAAGGTGTGGACTCCGTTGTATTGAAGTGGCAAGACTCCGCGTTTGCGACCTGGAAAGGACAAACAAAGGCGGTTACCTTACGATACAAAGGAAAGGCAGGTTGTCAAGGTCGGAAAAGATTGGTATCACGCTCAAATCTGTAGAACCTATCATGGAATATCTGGATAGTGTAGGGTTTACCGGATTAAGCGATAGCATGTTTAAGACGGCTGACGCTTATCCCAGGCCTTTAAGGGCAAGAACGTTGGGGGAAATAATAGCTAAAAGGTTAAAGGCTTGCGGTCTGTCCTCGCCTAAGATAACAGCGCATAGTTTAAGGCATACGGCGGCAGTTTTGGCCATACTCAATAAAGTACCACTAAAAGAAGTCCAATCTATGTTAGGACACAGAAGCCCGGAAACAACCGAACTGTATTTAAAAAGCATAGAAGCCGAGTTGAGACTAGATAACCCGGCAGGAAAAGCCCTGGACGATGTTTTCTGA